CTATTTACTACGTTTTTTATTTGATATTTCTTTACCTTTTACATATCTCTTAGAATGTTTCTTTAAATATTGTAACAACTGTGCCTCATTTCTGAATTCACGCGGATGTTGCTGTCCATGTAAACGTAAGGAAATCTTATTAATCTTAATTCTTCCAGTCCATGTATACGTATATTCGACGATAAAACGATTATTCATTGTTTTTTCATCGATTCCAAATTTTAATACATAAACTCTCTCAGGAACCATTAGTGGATTAACATGTTCTTTTTCGTAGTAAACTCCATTGGCCTTCAAAAAATTCTTTGTTTTCCTCAGCATGTCCAACCCTCCTTTGACAATTTCCTACAAAATTCTTTCACATATAATTATACCATACATTAGCTATAAAGAATCTTAATTTTAAAATTGATCACTATATTTATACAAAATTCTATTATAACATAATATTATTCCTTTACAAGTGCTGAATTGTTATTTTATTTAATATTAACTAAGTAATATTCCCTATACGATAATCGACATAAACTTATTAATGCTATATAAAAGCATAAAAAAGTTGCCATAAACGTTGATAAACCAACATTTACAGCAACTAAATTAAATATTATTTAATTTGAGACATAAATATTACCCTATATAAATAGGTAGAAACTGTTATTTTTTTGCTTAATTAAAGCTACATTTATACTGTTATAATTACCTATTAACTGAAATATATCAAATGAACTGTGGGTTATTTTGTGGGTTAAAACCAAAAAAAGACACCTTGCCTCTACTCATATAATAGGTAGAAACAAGGTGTCTTATGTTTTCTAAGAATAATAAAAAACCTTTCTGTTGGAATAACAGAAGGGATGAAATAGATGTTTTTTTGAGGTAACTAACCTCTTACTAACCCCCAATGCTTGAATTATATCATAAGGGGACTATTCTGTAAATTTACCCCAATAGTCAATACGCAATCCATTGAAACTGCGTCCTGTCGGTAGATATCCATAACCATTAGAACGTGGTTGTCTAATCCATACGTATCCGCCATCATGTGTGACTGCGTCGTATTCAACAACGGAGCCTTTAGGCAGAACTGCAATCTTAGCAGACTTAGTTGTGGCTCCCCACCGTAAGACAATTCCTTCATCAACTGTGACTGTAAATTTGCCTTTCTCGAAATACCAACATACACCTAAGTCATCATAAAATGATTTCGGTGTGCCTTGTGGCTTTACAACTGGTTTAGGTGTCTCAGTTTGTGGCTTTCCATCACTAGGTTTAGCAAACTTATCCCAAGCATTCGCATCCAGATACCAGATTGAACGATCCATATCTCCACCAGTGTATTGCCAACCAGCAATCGAACCAAAAGCACCACTAGATACGTTCATGTCTGGTACCGTCCAAGAATTCCAGTTCATGGATGCATACTTTGCTACCCAAACCGCACAATCTTTGGCACAGTTGGCTACTTGATTTAACGCAGATTCTGAAACATAAATGACACACCATACACCAGTTAAGCGGTGTACTTCGTCTACAAATTGACGAACCCAGTTAGTATTGCCAAATGCTGAATTTTGGTATTTTTCCCAGTCAATCACTAACATACCTTGACCTACATAGTTCTTGATATTATTGATAAAGTATTGTGCTTCTGCTACTGGATTACCACCACCAGCGTAATGATATAAGCCACGTTTTTTGCCTAATTGTCCTGCTAAGTCCCATTGGTGGTTACATTTAGGATTAACATACCCTGTTCCTTGAGTAGCTTTAACAATTACACCTTGTGCGTGTGGGTCACGAATGATGTAATCATCAGAACCTGAGTAAACGTCTACTGTGTACATAACCATGTTACTTATCCTCCTTAACTTTAACCGTTGGTGTCAATTCTGATTTCTCATAAGCAGATTGAACGGCGGTGTGAATTGTTTGTGAGTCTAGTTTATAGCCTTGTTTCTTCATTACGTCATTTACAATCATACTAGCTTCATCAAACTTCTCTCTACCTGTTTTATCTTGACTTACAAGACTAGTAACTGCCATATCTGCTACTTGCTCAAGTAGAGTCCACAATGCTCGTGATTGTTCAGTGGATGCATGTTGTGCTTTGTTATCTAAAATAGGCTTTAATTGTTTTAGTAAAAAAATAGCCAGTACAGATAATAGCCCAGTCTGTACTAGCCATTCAATAATATCGTTGATAACTTTCATTTTTTATCACGCTCCAAATTTTGAATTCGATTTTTATGATCAATCAATTCATCGTGGTGTTTATCAACTTCATCTCTTAATTCCTTTAAGCTTTTATGTTGCTCTTCGAAATTGTTATTGAGTTGTCTAATCGTATTCGTCAACTCTTTAAATTGTTGTTGTAGTGGAAATGTTCCTACACTAATTGCATTGTTTAGAACTTTAGCACCATGTCTAATCAACCAATAAACCCCACTAAAAAGGACAGAAAGTATTGCCACAATAGATGCAATTTCTGCCCATGAATATCCTAATAATGAATGCACATAACCATCTCCTGTTTCCCTCCCACCCACCGCTTAAACTTTAGTAATTAAATTCTCTATTGTCTCCAGCGCCAATTCTGAATATGTTTACTTTCCTAGTTTTTCTGTTGATAGAAAATACATCGAAACATTGTTCAGATGTTGAATTGACCACTCGTTCCTGTGCGCCTTTAGCTTGGATAATGCAATCGCCGTTAGTTGTAACGTAAGTAACACCATTCAAAGTAGTAATATCATCTCTATGATAATGTCCACCTAACCATGCTACTAAAGTTCCTTTAGCTTGCGTAAAATCTCCAGTCTTAGCTACGTAATTTTCAGCTATTCCTCTAAGCTCATTACCGTTTGAAATCACTGTTCCAATATCTTCTGCTGGTATTTGCGTCATTTGGTCTCTATCTAAAGGCACAAGATGACTTTCGATAATGACATTCCAATCATCTCCAGGAACTGAGTTCAAAGCGTTAGTAATAAATTTTTTCTGCTTATCAGAAACTGCAAAATACCATTCCTTGTTGTCAGCATGACCTGTTGGTATTGTAACAGTTGGATAGTCAGAAACATTAACACTAATATATCTACACTTGTCTTGAGTATCATCATAATAGCTATATGTTCCATCTTCACCGTAAACAATTCCAGTTAGCTTATCAGCATCATCTTTAAGGTAGTATCTATATAACTCATCTATAGTTATGTTATATCCATTGTTAGCACCATAAGCCCATTCGTGATTACCAATTGTCTTAAGCATTGGTATATCCTTTAATCTAGTTCTTAAATCAATAAATCTCTGTTTGAGTTCTTTATGCTGTTCTTCAACGTCCTTACTTGAAAACCAAGCTGTAGCCCAATCGCCACCACCTAAAGCTAGTCTGATTGAACACTGATTCATTACTTGCTTGACTAAAGGTATAGAATGCTTTGTGTTATGTTCAGCATGGATATCAGTTATAAACAAGGTTGAGAAATCTCCCACTGCTGAATTTGAGTCATTAATACTACTGATTTTATTTGTTAAGTATCCTTTGTAGTAGTCTGGTATATGTTTATCAATATCAACTCTATAAATATTTACATTAGACTTGATTGAAAATGGTGAGAATTGTGTTTCATCATCTTTTTTGACAGCCCAAATATACGAATGGTCAGCATACAAATTGAAATACTGCTTACCAGTTGCATAATTCTTCTGATTAGGATTCCAAGTCGCATAAGCTTGACTATAGTAGTATTTACCGTCTTTTTGTATGCATTCTAAAAAATAAAGTTGATATCCAGGTTTGATATCAAACAGCAACTGTTCATCTGTTTCTGGACTATACCAACCATTATTCCATTTATTAGGGACATTAGTATTGAATGTAATTTCATTGCCAGTTCCAATTATAAAGCTGCCAATTTGATAGCCCTTAAACGTATTGGTAATATCAGTTAAACCATTACCAATATCATTAGGGATATAATTATCATGGACAATATACTCAACGTCAAAATGTCCGTTGATATCTCTTGATTTAATAACGCTATTGTCATTTTTTCTGAGTTGTATACCATCTTCACTTAAGCCAGAATTTAACAAAATTGGTGTCGCAATCCATTTCTTTTGAACACTATCATAGACTTCAAAACCGTCTTTTGGCGTAAAAATAACGTCTTTATTCGTTGTGTCATAATTGACAATCAATCGATTTAATCCGCTTGGTGCAAAATAATCATTTACCAAACTCCCATTTCTAAACCATCCAGTTGGGAAATTTGACACCATTGATTGAACTGAGAATTTAGTATAATCATTTTTAGTTGAAACGACTAAGGTCTCTGCACCTACTGGCTTTTGAACAGATACTCTAGTCGTGCTATCATCTGAAGATGTTTTCCTTATATACGAAATTACCGTTCCATCCTTATCTAGGAAAGCACAAACATTAGAATATTGTTCCGTATTTGTTTCAATTGTAAAAGATTGTAAATAGTCATAATTTACTTCAAAAAAATAACTATCGCATGTGCTTTTATTAATCCTATCTTTTTTATCGTAAAAATAATCTTCTTTTTTATAAGGAAAAATATATTGTGGTTTTAAATTTGAACTTGAATTGATTTTACGGTTTAAATACTCTAACTGTGTATTAACTGCTTTATCTGCACTATCGAAAACTTCAGATGTTATTGAGTTTTCTGGAGTTCGCATTCTTTGAACTTCAATATTACCTTCACTTTGATAAATTCCACCATCTTTCCAAGCTCCATCTACCCAATACCATTGATGTCCTGTATCAACTGCAATAAAAATCCCTGGTTTACCATCAGGATAAGTTTTTTTAATTGCATCAGCATTTTCAAAAGCTTCAGGATATAATTTCATTTGAGACAATTTATTTTCAAGTTCATATTTATCAGCTTTAGTTGCAATTACCGAATCTTGTTGTTGATTTTTTATATCCAGTCTAGAGTAATTTTGTGATGCATTTGCAGCTTTTTCAGCAGAATTAATTTTAATATCTTGATTGTTGAGCCTATCATTTAAATTACTAAATCTACTACGTGCTGTAGTAACTTCATTGTTTACTTCATTAGCTTTAGCAATAGAATCATTTGCTACTTGCTTAGCTTGATTAGCAGTTTCTTTAACATCACTGAAATTATTAGCTGTTTGAACTTGATTGATTAATTCATCAAGCAATTCTTGAGCTTTGTTTTTATATTGTTCATGGATTTGTTCCAATTTGCTATCATATCCAATTTGATCCACGTTAGCATCAAATTCAGCCACACCATTTTCTAAAACTGTCAAACTAACATTAATTGTTGATTGGATATAATTGCTATTAACATTTTCAACAACAAACATTGTTTTACTTGAATCAAAAGCCCCTGCTTTTTTGAATACATTAGCTGGAAATTTAAAAGTTATATCACCGTTCCCAACATTGTCTCCATATTCAACTTTATCAACCATACCGTCAACATTGATATATCCCATATTTTCATCTGCTGAAATAAAATACATCTTATATCCAGTCATATTGAATGGTTTACTGTCATATTGAATGTGAAATGATATTTTTGCTAAATCATCATTAACTCTTGGGTTTAATACATTTGATAAATCGAATACTGTAGTTTTAGGTTTAGCTAAATCTAAAATAGTTCTTGTCATTTAATTGCACCTTCCTAATTACTTTCTGGATTATTAAACTGTGCTGAAGCCCAACCGTTCCATTCGGTTGTAGGGCTACCTGTTTTACTTCTGATAAACAATCTAAAACCGCCAAGATTAATGAACGTTTGATAAATTGTTGTTCCATACGCAAATACTAATAATGTACCCCAAATATTAGAACCATCACCGTTATTTGTGCCAGGAACATGTAATCCCGCATGAGCGTTTTTTATCCAAACTGAATAATAGCCAGTTTTATCAACAGAATTCCAATTTGTATCTTCTCCTATTTCTCCTTTATATTGAAATACATTATTAGGATTTAATAAATCAGATTTGTTTGCTTTATCGCTAAATTGTACTCCATCAACACTTAAACCATTAGATACATTTAGACCGTTCATCATTGATACTAACTTACTGAAGCTATTGCTACCTGTAAAACTGTTAGCACCGTTTTTAGTAGCACTCATTCCATCGTTAATAGATTGAGTATTTAAATCCAAAGCTTGAGCCATTGTGTTATATGAATTTTCTAAGCCTTTAGATAATGCGTTGATTGATGCTAATCTATCATTAACTTCAGTTTCAATTGAATTTAACTTATCTAAAATTTCTTTACGTTTAGTTTCAAGTTCACTGTCATAATTATCAGAATTAATTGTTAATGATAAATTACCTTCATTTTCAAAATACATTGTATTAGTTGATACTGCAGTTCCTTGATTATTTGAAATAACCAAATACAGTAACACTGTTCCCATTGCTGTAAATGTTTGTCTTGGAAATGACACTTCAACTATTCCAACTTGTGGACGTATGATATTAAAACAATCACTAGCCACAACAGTCTTTCCATCTGGTTTTTGTGCATGAATTGTAATCGTGCAATTAGTTAAATTTTTAGGAGCATCATTTTCATAAAATTGGAATTTCTTCAAAGACATGGAATCGTTTTGTCTACCATTAAAGTACGCACTTAAATTCAAATATGTTTGTCTATATGGTTTATCAATGTCAATTCTAATAATTCCATCTGCTTCAATTAATTCAGAAGTTTTGTATCCGTCTGGTAAGATACTTTCTATTGCCATTAATTTCCACCTCCATAAGTATTTTTAAACAAATTAAAAGCAGTTAAAATTTCATCTAACCGCTTGTATAATTCGTTATATTTATCTTTATTTATATCTAAATCTAAATCAAAATCAATTGAAAAATCATAAGGTATTGGATGACCTTTTTCATCAAGTTCTTGGCTTCTATAACTACTATGATTTAACTTGCTTTCTAAATAGCTCGATTTCTGCTGAAATATCTGGAGTAAATCGCACAATTCATTATAGAAATCTCTATTTATTACTGACAAAAAATCTGGATTGATATTTATTTTATAATTATTCTTCATAAACAAATAATCATCTATCCAATTACAAAAATCATTAAATTCTTTTATATATGCATTAAAATTATCAACTAAAACCGATTTGAAGTTTCCTAGATTACCGTTCCACGTTTTCATCACTATCACCTAGCTTTTTTTCTATCTCATCTAACCTATCATTAATCTTGTCAAGTTGTTCTTTGGTAACAATAGGGTTTTTGCTGTCTGTTTTGTCGTCAAATAATACGCTCTCAATTACTGTGATTCTACTATCTAATTTCTGCAAAGCTTTTGTTAATTTATCTATCCATTCCCAAATATTCATATCCTAACCTCCAACAAAATCATTGAGCCATGTTTTTAGTTGCTGATTCCCACCAAATTCATTGAATTTATTAGCACTGTTAATTGCTTCGTTTGTGGAACTCTTTAATTCAAACATAGCTTTATTAAATTGCTTTTGCCTTGAATTTTGATAATCAAGGATATTTTGAACATTGGAATTTAATGTAATTGATGTTGGATTATCAACTGGATATGAATATGGATACCAAGTAAAACCAGTCAAAGTGAAATTCGTTGAGATGCTTTGTGATTTAACCATGACATGAATAACATCTCCAGCTATTGGTCTAACGCCAGTAGTAGTTGTTACATCAATAGACAATGACGGTTCTGGTTGTAATTTAGTTTTAACGTACTCAATCATTGCATTCTTATCCTTGAATCTACCATCTTCAATTGGCTCTGCTGGATGCTCACCATATTTCTTGATAGATTCTTCATCACGATACATAAACGGTGCAAAGTAATAGTATTCCTGAGTATTTGAGTTTGAGTTAGTTTCTGATGATGTTTCAGTGTCAGTATCACTAGGTCCATTCTTGATTAAATTTAAAGGGTCTAACCAAGTTCCATCATTGGTAAATGACTTACCAACTGCCACATTGAAATCTGCCTTGGTTACTCCAACATGCAAATGACTTGTATCACGATAACCTATTACATCGCCAACTTTAACCATATCTCCTACATTAACTATGATATTACCAGGGCTTGAAAATGCTTCTTGATAGACAACATTATATCCACCGCCAGAAATAACAACATAATTGCCAAGTCCACCCATATAAGACTTGATTGTAACTTTTCCACCATGAATAGCATGAACTTCACGTCCTGGATGATCTACAGAACCAAAATCTAAACCATCATGAAAGCCATTTTGACGATATCCACCATCGTTACCAAATCTTTGAGCTTGCATAAAAGTTCCTTCTCCCACACTAGGAAAAGGCCAACCCCAACCGCCACTTGTTGTAGTAGTTGTTGTGGTAGTAGTGGTTTCTGTTGTAGTTTCAACAGAATATTTTCCACCAATACAATAGGCCATATTAGTAAGTGATGTTGAATCAGTACTGAATTTAATCTCACTTGCATTATTCAAGTAATCTATTCTATTACCACGATTTAGATTAAATTTATCTGCTGAATATACTCTAATTTTTCGATTATCTGGATATATAATTGCATTATTCCAAGTGTCAGAAATCTTAGATAACATATCAGCTCCAGTTCCGTCCTGTAATTCTTCCAATTCTTTCTTTTCAAAACTACCAATCACTTCATAGGTAAAACCAAGTTTATTATCTTTTAACCAATGGTCTAGCACATCTTGAATTGAATAACTTACTTGATTTTGATTATCCTGTTGTGTTTCATCAGTGGTTTTAGTCGTTACTTTAGTCGTGGTATTACCTTCTGTTTTTTCGCTTGTGTCTGTTTTAGCATTATCATCATCAGTATCAGACTTAGAAGAATCAGTATTATCTTTTAGAACTTTAACGTCTGTTTGTTTATCCTTGTCTTCTGGATCAACATAATCCTTATACTTTCTTATTTTTTGTACTTCAAAATAAACATGAGTAGCTGTTACTTGAACGCTATCTAATCCACTAGATGAATCATTAGCTACTTGTTTAACAATATATTCTTGATTATCCAAAAAAACAGAAGTTTCGCTTTCTAACATTTGATAAGCCAAACTTCCGTCATTATATGCAGTAAATTGTAAACTCCAAGTCTGATTTAATTCCCATTGAATTTGTACAGACTTAGGGTCAAATAAATTCAAGGGTTCTTTCTCAGCACGACCAACACCTTGAACTAAAATCTTACCTTGAAACATCAGATATAAATAAATGGAAAACTGAACGTGATATCGCTGCTATTCGTGCCACTAACAACAATATCATTCCATCCAGTATTTAAAACGATGTGACCGTAATCCGTGTTCACTGTTGCTGGGTTTCCATTAGCAGTTGTTACAATTCCGTCTAGTAGAATTGTTTCAGTTCCATTAGATGATTTATTGTAACTCCAGCTAGTCCCATTGGTTGTATTAGCAATCTTTAACGAACCGCCACTAAACTTACTAATGATTTTTAAATCATGTTTACCAAGATAAGGGTCAATTGATATATCACTAGGGTTGTAAACTCTAAAGGATTTATCAGTAAAATGATATGAGTAATCATTATCGATCAAGTTTTGTCCATATGACCATACTTTTAAACCATTTGAATCAACTTCATCTGACCTATATAGACTGTATTTCATCCCACTAGGATTATCGAATGGAATAGTAAAAGTAACCCAATTTGATCCTTTATCGTCAGGACTAATTGTAAATGAAGATGTTCTAACATATCTCACCAATTGACTATTTATTTCTTCCCTAATTCTAAATAGCCCTTTTTGCATGAAAGTTCTCATAACATCATGCTTTGCCAATATATAATCTTGCCAAGTAGAAAAATATAGTAGAAACTCACAATTAACAACGGTAGGGTTATAGGTAGAATAATTCCATAACTCACCGTCTTGTGCGGGATTAGATTGATAAGTATTAGTTATCGCTGGATTTTCATCTAAACTAAGTAACTCTACATGCTGAGTGATATCAGATAATTTCATTTCTTTTCCATTATGTGGTTTAATATAAAATTCGTTCAAAATATCACTCCTTTCTAAAATGTTTGATAGCTAATTAATTTTTGATCTATAGCTTGTTGCCTATACAATTTATTTTTATCAAATCCACTCTCTCGAATAGCCTTGATTTGCTGACTGTTTAATCCTAACAATTGACTGAACATCGCTAATAACGAATCAAATTTATCGTTTAATTCTTTTATATCTCTATTATCACAATTTATTGAATGTCCTGGATCTTGCTTAGTAAATTCAGAAGTCAATTCATGCATAAGTTGCCAAGCTCTAGGACGCTTAACTGGATCAGTTGGAATAATATATTCAGGTTTATTATTTTCAGCGACTTCGATTAATTGATTAGTATCAATTCTTCCGCCATAAGCCATCATTCTATGACCTGAAGGACCCCAACCTCTCTTTACTCCGATTGGTGGAAAATCATTTCTCCAATTACTATCATTTAAAACTGCCATAATTTGATCTAAGGCAGAATGAATATTAGCATGTCCTGGAACTGCCCAACTTTTCCAAGTACCAAGTTTATATTGGAATAATCCAATTGGTAAACCTGTTCCGTCATGATCATCATAACCACCATTTTGAGCAGGATCTACACCAGACTCAGTTGATGCTTGATAATACAAATGCTCTATATCACGTTCACTGAGTTTTTGATGCATTAATCTAGCAGCGTGTTTAGCTATCTTGGCAAATTCAGATTTAGCCATTCTACCAGTAGGACTATTTCCATCGCCACCAGCTCCAAAATCTTCAAACAATTTCTTTACCCAATCAACTGCTAAACTTGCCAATTTATTAGGAAAGTTAGTAATAATATCGCCAGCTAATCCTTTAGCTGATAAATTACCAATATGTTTTTCAAAGACTTCTTTTAAAAATTCAGCTGGTTTCTTTAAAATATCTTCTGCTTCATCAACTAAATCAACAGCACTATTCCAGACACCTTTAAAGAATTTACCAATACCATTAGCGTATGCTGGAATACCTAACATTGTGGTTAATTTATAAGTATCTTCACCATTTAAGACACTTGAGCCTTTAGGTAAAGGCACTACCATATTACGTTGTTTAGGAAAAATACCTACTTTTCCATTAGGCAATCTAAACATTTCACGATAATGTTCACCTACACCGTCATTAACTAAAGCTAATCCGCCTTGATGTGTTCCGTTTAAGCCTTGTACATTAGGTGTACCTTTAGCATAAGATACTGTTGGAATAGCCCAACTAGCATTTATTTGTGGAGCACCAACTTTATCGAGAACCCAGTTAATACCTTTCTTTAAACCACCTAACATATCATTAAACGGTTTAACCACACCATTTACCAGATCTACAGTTTTATGTTTAACACCTTTAACTGCTGAACCAACAATATCTTTTAGTTGTCCGAATTTATCAGTAAAAGTATTTACCATATCACCTAATCTGCCACCAGTTTTATCATTCAACCAATCATACATGTCCTTGAATATATTTTTAGTAAACTTACGAATATTTTTAGCGGTATCATTAATATCACCGCCTAATTTATCCCAATGTCCACTGGTAAAATCTTTCCAAGTATTAGTGTAGGATTGGATAGCATCATAGCCCGATTTGAACTGTTTAGGATGCTCTTTAGCTATTTTTTTAGCAACATTAAGCGTTGCATTATTAAGATTATTCCATGATTTTACAATCTTATCTTTACCATTATCAGCATTTTTCTTTAAACTATTCCAGCCATCGCTAAACTTCTTCTTGGTGTCTTTCCACATATTATTGGCAGACTTAGCAACATCTTTATTAAACTTATTCCAACTCTTTTGAGTGTTCTTGATACCTTTGTTCGTCGTATCTTTAATTGATTTCCAACCTTTGCTGAAGAAACCTGTAATGTTCTTCCATACTTTAGATATCTCTTTAGGTAAGTTTTTAAAGAACTTGACTATATTATTAAATGCTTTTTTAGCATCCCTTACCAAACCATCAACAAACTTCTTGAATTTTTTGTTGTGTTTATATAATTCATAAAATGCAACACCTAAAGCAGTAATCGCTAAAATTGCAATACCAAATGGATTAGATAGAAATACTGCTTTAAATCCTAATGCCAGTTTCTTTGCTGCAGACAACATACCGTTGAATGCAACCTTAACAGCTTTCCCTGTAACTGTTGCTGCCTTGCTAAGCCCACTTAAAGCTGCTTTTGCTGCTTTAGTTGAAATCTTAGCAGTCCATTTCAAAGCTTTGCCAATACCTTTACCTGTTGTAACTGCTGCTGTCTTAATTCCATTTAAAGCTTTTTTTGCTCCACTGATTAATATCTTAGCAGTCCACCGCAAAGCTTTGTCTAGCTTAGTAGCTCTGGCAACTTTTGAAAGACCTTCTAAATCTTTCTTAGCCTTACTAATACCTTTTATTGCTAAATGTGCAATTAACGCTCCAGTTAATGCTTTACCAAAAGCTTTAATAACACCAATATGTTCAGTCATTATCTTAACTAGACCAATTACACCACTTGCAATAGTTCCAATCAGCTTACTTATATCCTTTAATCCTTGCTTACCTTCTTTAGAATTAAAAAACTTAGCCATTTCTACCGATGCATCTCTCATTGCTGGTAATAAGGCTGTACCCAGTTCCATCTTAGCCGCTTCACTAGCTTCCTTAAATTGAGCCATCTGTTTCTTTACAGTTCCTTGGTTCTTTTGTGCTAACTCTTGTACATACCCTTGTCCCTTATAGGACTCTTGAACTTTTTTGTTCAACTTTTCTAATTCTTCGGCATTACTCGATAAAATGTGAGCTGCTGAAATACCCTCAGCTCCAAATAAAGTATTGAATAATACTCCTTTAGGTTGTTCCTTTAAATTTTTTGTATGTTCATTAAATATTTTAAAAATATCAGATATTGATTTCATTTTGCCTGATTTATCAACAAAATCTTGAGTTGATAAACCTACACTTTTTAATGCTTCTGCCGCTTCACCAGATGGTTTTATAAGTCTTGTTAAGACTCTGTTCAATCCTGTACCGGCTTTATCCGCTTCTCATTTGTTATCTTAGAGGCTCTTTATCCTCTAATTCTTATAGTTTCCTATAAGTTCAGACTATCTTTTAACCTACGTCTTATACGTTTAGGTTCCTTGCCTTCGTGGAATTTTCTGCATGAAAAAAGACTTACCTAAATTGGCAAGTCTTAATTTTTAGCTTACTTATTCTAGTCGTTACACCTTCCTAGTATTTCTGCTAGGCTTGGCTCGGGATTAACTTATAATTATTTCTTATTTCTAATATCATATCGAGTAGGTATAGTCCCCCATCCAGATAATATTATCCATAATAGTATAAAAACAAATATATGTTTCCACATCCAGTCCCAGAAGAATACTACACCGATAATTATAGCTAATATTCCTAAAATAACTAACATTAACCAAAAATTATCGTCTTTTTTTAACCAATTAAATACTTTCTTCATCTATCTCACCTCCGGGACTTTCTTATATAGTTATTATACCATAAATTACTTAGTCTTCCCCGAATTAACAAGGTTATTTTTCAAAATTATTTCTAATTAAGCGGCCAGTTCCCAAAGCCCATTATTAGATAAAATACCGATTGCAGATGCTGTTTCTCCAATGTTAAATCCTAATGCTTTTGCTGATGGTCCTACATATTCCATAGCTTTTCCTAATGAATTAAAATCAGTAGCAGTCATATCAGCAGCATAAGCCATTTCATTAACGGCTTTTTTAGTATTTTCTGCCATTTTCTTCGTTCCATCTACTTTCATTCCGAAAGCTTCTAATGCAGCTGTAGAATTATGGACAACATCATTAAAATCTTCTCCTGACGCCACACTAGCTTGTAGCATAGTTTTTATTGAGCCTAATGCTTGCGAGGATGAATAACCACGTTTTACTAACTCTTGATAACCATCAGCAATCTTTTGTTGACTAACACCATACTGTACAGACATTTCTTTACCTTCGGCTTGCATTTTAGCGACATTCTTAGTTGCTTCTGTAGCTTTTTCACCACCAGTTGTCAGCAAGTTGAAAGTTTTAACATAAGCATTTTGTAAATCACTAGCTTTTTGAGCTCCGTCAACAGCTGCAGCTCCAATACCCTTAATAATAGGAGTAAAACCTGATAAAACAGTTGCAAAATTAACTGTGTAATCAATTAATTTTTTTCTGCTAGATTTAATTTTTTCACTTAACTTATCATTAAACGATATTATCTTACTAAAACCTCTAGGATTCAACTTATCCATTTCATCTTGAAGTTTCTTGGTTTCTGACTTAGCTTTAGCTATTGCCGTTGCAGTTTCATTTACTCTAGTCTTTTGCTTCATGTATGCTTCACTCGTCATACCTGTTTTGCTTGCAATAGACTCTAATTCTTGTTCTTGCAACTGATACTGCTTATTTAAACTGTTCAATGCATTTTTAACACCACTCAACTGTGCCTTTTTAGCATCTAGTTCTTTACCTTCTGCTCTAAGCCTTTCAACATAACTCTTAGATAAAGCTTGTGTAGTTCGATAGCTTTTCTGTAAGTCAGCCAAACCGTTATTATAATAGTTCATTGATGTCTTAGCTTTAGCTTGTTGTGCTTCATAGCTAGCTAATTGACGATTAGCAGTTTGAATATCTTTTTCTAACTTTATAAAAGTATTAGCTTGATTTTTATTAGTTTGATCAAGCCCTTCTTGTCTACTTTTAAGTTCATCAATTTTTAACTTCTGATACTCAATAACTTTGCCTATACCTTCGTATCTTGACTCCAAAGCCTTCAAACTCTCGCCAGCTGCTCTATGTTGCATTTCACTAGCTTTCCATGAATTAGTTAAAGCTGAAATGCTATTCCTAAAAGCTGAAATACTCTGAGCTGCTTGGACTGTCTGCACAGTAATTTTTGTCGCCATTTCATTTTGAACTTTCATCTAAATTTAACCTCCTTTCTTCCAAAATAAAAAAGCCAACTTTTTCAGTTGACTTTTATTAATACTTTAATTCATTTTAATCCATGGTACTTTTTCCATTCATCAGAACCACCACCAAAGAATGAAAAGATGAGATAAATAATAATCCAAATATAAACATGTTTCCACATCCAGTCCCAGAAGAACACCGTGCCAATAATTATAGCTAGTGTTATTGAAATAATTAGTATCCACCAAAAACGATCATTTATCTTTAACCAATTAAATACTTTCTTCATCTATCTCACTCCAGAATTCATATTATTTCCTCCTACGTCGCCAGAGTGGAGTCCCTCCACTTATTGCATCTAAAAAAATAATAAAAAATATCCAGATAAATACATGGTCCCATAACCAAGATGAGATAGTTTCAAAAAAAGGTAATGGAATTGATAGCACTAGCCCCGGTAGTACCAATATTATACCTAATACTAAATACGGATGTTTAGCAGCAAAACTATCTAACTTCTTTAAATATTTTCTTATTTTCTTCATCTATCTCACCTCCGGGACTTTCTTATATATATATTATACCATATTCTTACTTTCCTCGTAAGCGTCTTAACGCTTCTCTTGGCGTAACTGGTCTGTCTTCCTTAGCCTTAGCAGACATTACTTCAACTAACGTTTCAAATTCTTCTTCATCGCTAACAGATATTGCTATACCAGATTCCAACATCAATTTCTGTTGTAGGTATAGCAAATCTTGATATTCATTTTGAGTATCAATTAAAGTATCTGCTAAGCGTCTAATTCTTTTTTTGGATCTTTATCCTTTTTAACTTCTGAATTCATCATCGCTTTAATATCTTCTTCAGATTGACCTTTAATTCGCATAATTACATAGTTAATATAATTGCCCAATTCTTCAAAAGTTAAGTTATCTTCAGCAAGATCACGTTCTTTATTAGACAAATTTAAAGCTTTCTGTAAGAAATCAAAAGCACTGTCAGCAAACTCAATTTCCATGTTATTCATTTTAATTGCATTATTAACAAAATCTTCATTGCTGGCATCTCTTTCTTTTAGTAACTCAGTTCTATCCTGTTCGATACCTAATTTCAACAGCTTATTCATCATCATATCAGCTAATTTAATCTTCTTAACTGTTACTTTAACAAAAACTGGTTTCTTTAATCCAAGTTTTTTTGTATTAATTTTAACCATAATAAATCCTCCAACGTTTCACATTTCTCGTCTCTGTTTATTTAACTAATGTAAGCCAGAATTACCGCTAACAGCTACACTGCCTGTTTTTGTTCCACCAGGGATTTTAAGACTAGCTACACCGTCAAAGCCACCAAAAACTTCTTTGAACATCGCATTAATATCAAATCCTGCTTCATCATCAGCCCAAACCTTATAAGGTTGTGTTACTCCTTTATCGTCAACAAAAGTTGTATCCTTAATTGGAGCTAAAGCTTGATAGGTTAAAGTAGTATCAGCTTCAGTAATATTGTTATTATCAGTACCGTGGTTTTGTGCTGCTTGAGTTAATTCACCATTTGCAAAACCTTCATAAATTCTTGTTCCGTCCATATCTTCAGAACAAATTAATAATGCCACATTAGGCTTAGAACCAGATGTAAGCACGTAACCACCTTTGCCGTCTGATACATATCCTTTTAGACGGTTTAATAAGTCTTTTTTGATATCCAACATAGTTAATGCAACTTGTGGTTGTTGCTTACCGTGTGTGATACGCTTAGCTTTATTATTTGCCCATTTAATCGTACCGTTTTGTTCTAAACCAGTAATATTAGCAGTTGTAGCACCTTCTCCATCGCCATCAACTACTTCAACTCCTAGTTCACTAACACCTTTTTTAGCATCCTTAATAATATCGCCTTTATCGTCAACGATACCAAATGCTGCGTATAAAATACCATGAGTTGTTGCTCCTGCCATTCTATATACCTTCTTTCACTTTTAAAATTTTTGAAAAATAAAAAACCTTAGTCCATTGTTTAGTGTCTGGGTCCTTAATTCGATTTCTTGAAGTGTCAATCTCCCAATCATCGCCATTAAATAATTTGGCTAATTCTATTTCATGATTTTGGAAATCATCGCTACTTAACTTATAGAAAATCTGAACTTCAACCCCTACTCGCCAATACTTAATCTTCATATTGGCATAAAGACTTGGTTCATTTAAATATTCAGTAATTAATACTGTATTTTTATTTGTATTTACTTCTACATTACTTGGAATAGAACCAGAGTATAACTCATCTATCCAAGTAATATCCTTCATCAATTTTTTTGCTATCGTGGTTGGTGTTTCCACTACTTACCACCTCGCATTATTTTGTCATATTCAGCCTTATTAGCTAGTAGAACTTCCGTCTTGGACTCATTAACAGTATTATCTACAAAATGAGTTGCTGGCATTTTAACTGTTCCGTCATTTAAGAATCTAGCAATATAAGCCTTTTTACCAAAACCAACTGTTGAGCTGCCATCTTCTTGACCGTCAACATTAGTATCTTGTGACATAACATATTCTTTTAAATGCTTTTCTTTCTTGTGATTTAACTTAGAAACTGGTGTATTTTTTCGTAAATTCTCTTCTAGTACTTTAGCTCCCGCTTGAGTAATTTTCTTTTTTTGCTCCATATTAGGAACAAGTTTATTCAAACTCTTACTAAAGTCTTGTAGTAATTTTTCAAAATCATTAGCCACGCTTGCCAGCTCCTTTCTTTTTCCTAATAACCACATAGTCATAAGCCATATAGTTATTAGTATCATCAGGAGAGATAGACACTACTTCATAAGTTTCATCTTTATATTTAGCTAATGTAGCTTCCTGAACTTTATCATTGTGTCTGATTGCCACAGTTAGAGTATCATCAAGACCTAAGCCTGTTAACTGAAACTGTTGAGACATGGTTCGTCTCTGCGGTGCACACCAACAAGAAAATAATGTTACTGGCTTTTCAACTGTATCTCCAGTTAAATCATCAGCTACAAAACTAACAGTCTGGAACTCGATACGCTGATTAAATGAAGAATGTAATAACTTCTTAGGCATCGCTATCACCTTCTTCATATAACGCCAATTTCCCACGTAATTGTGAGATTATCGCATTTAAAGTTAGATTAATAGGATAAGTCATTACATCTTGTAAAGCCACTCTGTAATCATAATAAGCACCAGCTAAAGCTAAAATTGCTATTTTTTGAATTGCAATAACATCTTCTTGTTGCCAAAATTCATCATCGCCACCTACTGCAGTTTTAATATAAACTTCAGCAGCATTAATATATGAATTTAGTAATCTATCGTCATCATCGCCATCAATTCTAAGAGATAACTTCAGATCATCAAGTAATATTTCCTTATCCATCTAAATCACCTCTAAGCTTTAGGTGTGCCTGCTAAATTAGCTTCTTGATCTTTAATAGTTTTGAATGAACCAGCTACCCAAGCTCCACTATCAGTTGCTACTACGTCAAAACGATCAATTACACGAACCTTAGTTAAATCTTTTTCAAACGCTCCTCCACCAATGTTAGTAGATAATAGAGACATATTTTCACGATCAAACAATGTTACTGCTTGTTTTAGATCACCATAGTATAATGGATGATTTCCAGAATTATCTGGTAACCAACGATCAGCAATTTCAATTACTCGCTTACCTTTAATGATGTATTGATCTGGTTGTTTAGGATCTGGTTGTAATAAGTAACGTCCCATTGCATCCTTAACTTTAGCTAAAGTATTCAAACCAGATGTATTAGTCATCAAGAATGACGTTGTTTTAATTGCAGGATCTACCCCTGTATTAATTAAATCGATAATACCGTCAAAATCTGCAATAGTTGGTTTCTTAGGCGCCTTATTCATTACATCAATAATTGCCTTGTTGCGTGTAACTACTACCTTTTTAGCAATCCATGCAGATAACCAAGCTAAGATATTTTCTGCAGTATCTTTCAATAAAGTATTTGTGACAGTAGTAATACCTGCATAACGTTTAATTGCGAACTTGATTAATGTTAGTTTTGGATCATCATTATCGCCAATTGCTGCAGTTTCATCATCTAGATTAGCTAATGGTGTAACATCAGTCCATTTTTCAAACACACGAGAACCACTTGGCATAGATACAGATTCACGATTTACGTATTGTTCTAATGAATCATAACGGCGTACTAATTGATGAATAGCTGTTTGAACATCTTCAGGAATTGTTAGGCCAGCATTATTACCGCTATCATCTTTAGAAGATGTAACCATCGCTAATACTTTAGGATCGTTATTCATCATACCAATAAAATCTTTAACGAATTTTGCCTTTAAATCTTTTTCATTATCATTCAATGGTTCTTTTGCACTATCTGGCATGTTATAAACTTGTTCAGCTCGTGCAGCATCTAATTGTTCTTTCAAATTATCACGACGTGCCACTTCTTTATCACGTTGAGCTTTCAAGTTAGCAAATTTTTCTTCATCATAATTATCATCAATTAAAGCAGCATTAATTTGCATGTTTAAATCTGCTACTTTTTGCCCAGATTCAATCCAAGCATTATTAAGTTCATTAATATTCATGTTTTACTTCCTTCTTTCCATTAAAATAGCCAGTTTCTTATCCTTTAAACTTGGATTTTCAAACTGGCTTGTTGTTTTATTTTGTTGTTTATCTGCCTTTAAAATTAAATTCATTAACTTATTAATAGCTGATTTACTAGGTATATCTTCCATAGAATTCATAACTGGTTCATCATCTTCTTCATTAACGAACATAATTTCATCAGCAAAACCTTTGTCTACTGCATCTTGAGCAGTCAACCATGTTTCATTTGACATCATTTGTAAAAGGTCAGATTGTTTCATGCCTGTTTTTAACTCATAAGCACTGGCAATTGACTTATCAATTCCACTTAGAACACCTGCCTCATGACCTAAATCATCAGCATTTCCATCTACACGAGTCCACGCTTTATGTATCATGATTTGAGCTGTTGGTGCAATTGATACTGTATCTCCTGCCATTGCAATTACTGATGCAGCGGATGCAGCTAACCCTGTAACATTAACTTTTACATTAGATTTATTATTCTTTAACATACTATAAATTTCAGAGGCAACAAATACATCGCCACCATTCGATGCAATATCAACAACAATATCGTCATCACCTTCAGCAACTTCTTCATCTAAAATTGCTGATACTTTTTTAGGGCTTGTACAAGTCATGCCAAAATAGTCATAGAACATCGCTGTATTATCATCAACAATAGCTCCTTTAATTGGAACTTTCCGCATCGCTATCACCCCCTTTCGATTTTAACAATGCAGGTTGTGCTTCTGGTAAATCTTTTGGAAAATAACCAGTTTCTTGAAGTAAGTATCTAGCTTGATTATGTGCCAACATACCATTTTTAGTTAAACCAGATAATACTTGAGCATAACCATCTTGTAATGGATCTATTGCTGGTCTAATATTGTATCTAATATCCGCATTTAACTTATTATCAAGCTCTGATACGATTGATTCCATATATCGAGATAAAGCATTAGCATACATTCCTTTTATCTGGTCTAAAGATGACTGTTGGTCTCCTTGACCGTTTAAATAAGAATTGGGAATACCATACACCTTAGCAATTTGATTACCAGTCCAATCAGCTTGTGCTAATAATTTAGCAATATCCGATTTTATTTCTAAAGGTGAATATTCTTCTAAATCATCAATTACAACTGGTCCATTATTTGCAGCTTGAACTTGCCTCATAAATTGTTTAGAACGTAAAGCTTTTAATTTCCAATCAATAGTACCTTCTTTTTTGATTTTCAAAATACCAGGTGCCATAATTGCTTGACTTAATGCAGCTCTAGTTAATTTATTAGAATCATTTTTAATGTTCAGTTCATTAGCTAAAGCAGATAAAGGACTGATACCAGTCATACCACCGTTTTTTGAAAGTAATCTAAAATGTAAAATATCATTTTGTGGGACATTCATTTTTACTCCAATTTTTGGCTCGTCAAAGGTAATATTGTAAATTAAACCTGAACCGTCATCTAGTAAATATGCACTAACCTGTGATGGTCTCAAATATTCCCAATGATTATCTATACCATTAATGTTTCGCCAACGATATATAAAAGCTTCTCCACCCAACAATAACTGAGCAAATACTGCTTGCCAAAAGGCATGACTATTTGATGTTAAAGTTGGATTATCAATTATTCCTTGATATCTAGTCTTACTACTAATAATTTTTGACGATGCTAAATCTCCAGATAATTGAAAGATTGCTGAATAAATGTCAGAATTTTTTAAAGCTTCTTTAGCACTGATGTAAGTATTACTATTCTCACCAGTCATAAAGTCTAAGACATTTTCATCGCCAAATGGTACACTCATGGTTGCTGTTTTTAAAGCGTTATTAATATTGAATATTGGCATTAACTATCACCTCGCTTTCGTTCAGAGATGACTTCAACTAGCCAACCTAAGACAAATAATATTAAGGATATTACGAACCAGCCTAATGTAGTATTAACTCTAAAAGCTGTATAATCTAGGACAATCATTGCTGAAATAAACAATAAAACGTCTGAAAGTTGCCATAAATATCCTATAATTCGTCTAAAAATCATCAAAATCACCTCCTAATAATCCAGATTCATCACTCATATACCAATCTTCAACTTGCTTAGTTGTCATTAATTCAACTTGTTTTGACTTGTCATTAGCTATTCCAAAGTCTTCAAAATGGTACATTGCCTGATACATCGCATCAATAATTGCATCTACTACGTCAATCTTAAGAGTTGCTTTAGCCTTGTCTACTTGAATACCGATTTTATCTTCATAAATCTGTGCATTCATTAATGCTTTTTCCATGATTTTATCGTCAGGACGTGTAATTGTCCCTTCAATAAAGCATTTCTGCAAAAATTTTGTAGGATCTTTTAACTCTGATGTTCGTTGCCTAATACCTTGCAATGGATAATCAGTATTTAACTCCAGTTGCTTTATTGTAGTAGTTGCTCCCCAATCATCATAGCCAAAGAAAATAACATTAAGATCATTATCATGTATGTAGTTTAATAACCAATGATAAACCTGTTCTTCATTAATCAAACCTTGTGGATGACTGGTAATAGTACAATAACCTTGCTTAGCTAATTCACGATAATTTATACCATCTTGTTTTTCTTTAGCCTCAATTGAACCAGCGTGTTGCCAAGGAATAAATGAATGTTGCTCAACTCTCCATTTAGGCACACCATGATTTGCTGAATAAGGATATACAAATGCTATTGCGGTATTGTCAGAAAACATCGAATAATCATATCCAATGTATACAGTCCTACCTTCAATATTGAAATTAGGTTGGATAGCTCGTTCTATATCGCCCAACTTCAAAAAACTATTGGTTGCTTCTGCTAACCATAAGTTCAAATTCTTATTTTGAAAATCTGCTACATTACCAGACAACATATCCGCATCACGTTTATCTTGCAACCCTTCCATTAAAACTTGCTTTTGACTATCTAAATACAATAAAGGATTTGATTTATACCACGTTTCTGGTTTAAAAGTTTCATCTAAGCTATCTTGAGCCCAAATTAATCCTAAAAAGTTATCTGCATCACGCTTATAGTCTTGTTCCATCGCTTGCTGAATCATTTTTTGATCTTCATGAAATGGAACGCTAGGGTCTGGATAAGATGTTGATATCTGAATGAATTGATGATTAGGCACTTTAACTTGACCTGAAATAATCTTGCTAATCTTTTCTCTACTCTTTACTTCTCCAATTTCGTCAAAAATAGCTGTTGTAAAGTGAAAACTATCATATTGTCCTGATTCATGAGAGATAGCACGTAAAACGTTATTCTTTTCTTTCATAATCATCTGATCACTTTGAGCTTTAAAGTCAACAGTAGCAGCATAATCTTTAAACATATCCGTTTTAACAATGTACTTCATCATTGTTTTAATATAACCAAATATCTTATTAGTCTGTTTAAAATTAATTGATGCCACTAGATAATCTTGATTAGACAATCCTAAACTTTCTATAAAGTAGGAGTAGCACATTAAAATTGCCATCAAGTAAGTTTTACCTTGTCCACGAGCAACAGATACCATCGCACGACTAAATCTTTTTCGCCCTTCTAAATTTCTCCAACTAAATAGCATACAGAAAATAAACTTTTGCCAATCCATTAATTCAGTTGGAGAACCTGTATCTACATTCGGACACATTGAGGCAAATAATAGTAGTTTTTTAGCTTGTTTGACTGAATAACGATAAGGAAATTCCTTTGTATTCTGTCTTTGCAAATCTCTTAGGTGTCTAAAACAAGCTAGCTTTATTAGATATCCTGTTTCAATTTCTTCATCAAGTACTTTAAAAGCATATTTGGTACCTTCATCTTGATATTTCTTTCTAATATCTGAAAAATCGATACTATGATATGTTCCTAAAACATCATGAGTTTGAGTCAAATCTACTTCCACTAACTTTCACCTCCAAAAATCTTTGCTAATTTTTCAGTTGAATCTTCTTTTTCTTTGCTATCAACCAATTGCATCAATTCAGCTCGTGCTTTAGGAGATAAGCCAAGTTGACTACCGATATTGGTTATTTGTATACTAGCGTCTTTCATCGTTGCAACAGCTGGGTTCTTACGATAACCAACAAAATCTTTACCTACTATCGAACCACTTGCGTCTTGAAGTGATTTAAATATCTTAGTTTGAATGCCATTCTCTAAGACATCATCATAAGCTTGACGATAAATCTCATATTGCGAGCAGTACAATTCTACTAATGCAGTATCTATTCTTTTAACTCGCTCTGTACTTTCTAAAAAGGGCACGATTTTGCGCCAACATACCTTGGCTACTGTTCCTAAGTGCTTTGGTGGCGTACCGCTTAAACGCCCATCATTCTGCTGATAAAAGACTTTTTTAACCACTGGCTTACCTCCTTTCAATCTTGGTACCCCCCCTAGGTAAAAATTTCAGAAATTGCACTTTTTTATAAGATGATTCCTATGTGTGCGCTCTTCCTTGGCTCCTACCAGGGCGGGGGATAAATTTAATTTTGCCTTTAATGTAATTCATTCAATTTATTTAAAATGCATCTACGGCTATTTTAGGGTTGTTTTAGCAAGTCTATTCATTTTTAAAACAATCTCACTAATATTTGTAATTTTAGGTACTTGTTTCAACTGGTTATCCTTACCTGTGCCATAGTACCAACGTTCCCAATCTGTTTTGAGTCTATGACACTTTGAACAGATTGTAGCAAGATTACCAGTATCAGCTCTCAAGTCTGCGTCATATTCAATTGGTACAATATGATCTACTGTCTTAGCGCTGGTAATCTTGTTAATTACTTTGCAATACTGACACAAATAATAATCTCTATTCAGTATTAACTGCCTTAAGTTTACCCACTGCTTACTACGATAAAAGTTATATTGTTCAGACTTATTATTGTTACGGTTACGTGTAACTGTATTGTAGTGATGCTGATATACCTTACTTCTTGACCTTGCCCACTTCTGTCTATTAGCTATATACTCTGCTTCATAACTATAATGTTGCTGACAATAATGGTCTGGTAACTCCACCATTACATGACAGTCTTTATATCTGCATCGTCTAACTCTTGGCATATCACCCACCACCTTTTAATTTAATCTTGCTAACATCTCTACTGTACTTACGTTTATGTTTTACTGGATGTTTCTTGTAATGTTTTTCTAACTCTCGTAACATTTTCAGTTCTTCATAAGTTTGTACCTTTCCAAAATCTTTACTATCTTTCATAATTTTCTCCAAAATAAAAAGCCAGCCTGGATAGACTGACTTAAATATTATTATACTTCTTTATCTTCAAAAATACTCTCAACAATTCTTTTCTTCTCTTTTAGTTTGTGATTTTCAATAATTAATTTATTCACTTCCAAAACTAATTCAAGTATTTTTTTATCATCATAAATTTTATTTCGTTTTAATTCTTCAGCAACTTCATTTACAGCATATAATACTTTATTTGTTTCCATTTTATCTATACCTCCTAATTATTCAATAATGTTCTGGACACGACCAAATTCCTATATCTTCCCAAAGCGTCATATGAATCTTTTTATGCTCAGAATCCCAACATTTGAGGCAATAAGGAACTGTCTCATCTTCTAACCAAAATTTATCACCCTTTGGATCTATTTTCATCTTTTTGGCAAATTCTGTATTTTCTTCTACTTTCTTCAAACTACCTTCCAGTAGCTTTAGTTTTTCTCTTATATCTTCATTTTCATTTCTTAGATCAATTACTAAATTTGTTAAATCAAATACTTTTTCTTTTAATTCCAAATCTTTACTCTTTTTAGCTAAGCTGCAGATATCATGAATTAATTGTGATATATCTTGATACATAAAATCACCTCACAAATATAATACAAAAGCCTAGCCATAAAGACTAGACTTCTTGAAGTGAAATTTAATTTAACAACTAAAGTACGCATTAGTAAGTTTTAACTCTCGTGGTCTATAAAGCGACTAACCTAACTTACCTTTGCTACAATACCATAATAGCACGGAAAGTCTTCACTTGATCTACACTACTTTTACACTTGTTCTACACTTTTTTATTCTAAATTAAACATTTGTTCCGTTTACATGCAATAAAAAAAACGATATACTGAAATTATGCCACATCAGTATATCGTCTCGTTCCTAGCTCATCTCCTAGGAACTTTTTTATTGCCTAATATGTGAGTTTCATGAGATGTACAATCTTCTTCATATAATCATCAGGAACTTCACATATCACTTCAAACTTCCGAGAGACAATGTCTATCGAACGTTCATGTTCCAGCAAAACCTTACCTTCTATTGGTAAGTCATCAGGTAACTCTATATGTAAAGGAAATTCCTTTTCATTAGTAGTTATTGGAACAACTTTAACCATTCCACCATTATGTTGGTTAAAATAGTTATTTGACACGATTAAAACAGGACGTCTTCTTCCTTGTTCGTGTCCTACGGTTGGACTTAAATTCATCCAACCAATTTGACCTTGCTTTGCATACATTGCCATAGCAACATCTCCTTTTAATTATTTTGCCCTTACAGAGTTCCGAACAAGCAAGGGCAAGATATTAAAAGATTTCTTTTCCTTGTGGTTCATCCCAATCATATTCTAGATTATCTTCTTTATCTTTAAAATAACTTTCAGTATCAAAACCACTAAATAGTTCTTCTAAACTTTCCACCTTCTTTTTCTCCTTTAAAATAATTGAGCCATTTTTTACTTCTGCTTCAAAAGAGGCATTATTATCATGGATGCCAACTTCTTCTAACAATGCTTTTGGTAATCTAATTGCAGTTGAATTTCCCCACTTTTTTAACGATAACAACATTGGCACAACCTCCTTAACCATGATACATATATAAGTATATACAATGTAGATACATAAATCAATAAAAAAAGCAACTTTTCTAAGCTGCTTTCTACTCAACATATACATGTAAATCAGGACAATTAACCTTCATCTCCAAACCATCAGCAAATTCATTTAAAGCCCTTTTCTTTACTTGATAATATCTTGTATTTTCAAAATGTAGTTTCATCATTGCCTCAACTGCTGATATTTTCCCTAGTGTATTATCTAGTACTACTTTTAACTCTACTGACCCTTTATCGTATGTATCTGCAACTCCATCAACTATTGATTTAGCATATAGATATTTCACTAATTTCTCTTCATTGCTGTTTCCTATACTTCCACCAGGCATACCACTTAAACTTGGACTTTGTATAAACTCTGGACTTGCCTGTTGATATATCTTGTATAGTCTTGGATAGTAACGTTTGTCAGTTAGAAACCTTGCCACATTATCAGCTGTTTTATCATAGTCAATATTCTTCATTCCGGGTATCATTAATTCTTCCAAGCTAAGCACTCTCCCTATGGTATAATTATTTTAGTTGATATTAGATGCACGTTTCCAAGGGAGCGTGCTTTTTTATTAGTTATAGCTTCTAACCATATCGACTAATTGCTGTTCTTTACCTGTCCATTGGCGTTTAGTTTTTCGATAATCAAAATGTCCTGGATATTTATGATTTGGATTTGTTTCTTCTAGTCCTAACTCATGCTTTCTAACTATCCAAGTTAAATTTGTATTCACATCTAAAATTGACGCTGTATTCTCATAAACCCTAATAATCTCTACTTCTTTATGATTATTTCCAAAAATATCCTTAACATTAAAATATACTTTTCCCATAGTATTTCTCCTAAAAATTATCAGCTGTAATTTTTGCTATCATTGATACCTTAACTTGATTTTCGGCTGCATTGTGATCTTTAGCTCGAACAATCATGTTATGCAATTTATTGTTAATAAAATATTCCACTAAATATAATTTCATCTAATCAATCCTTTTCTCTTTTATTTTATGACTAGCCAAAGCCCTGCCACGCTCTCAAAAACGTGCGACTGTCTCAAATCTTGCAGATACAAGGCAGTGTTACAGTTGCTACGAAGAATATAATGCACGGAGGTTTAGCTCCTCTCAAAATTTATTTGCAACTGCAACTTGTGTATTTAAAATTAGTAGGGTTCGGTAGTAATACTGCTAAATTGCTACGGTATAAAATAACAGGAAAGGAAAATTCCACCTACCTTTTCTAATAAATTTTGTTTTGTGTAGCTCATCAGCAGCATTACTGCCTATGGCTTAACGTTCTGTTACAAACGCTAAGCCTGTATTTAAATCATTAAAAATCAATAATTCCTATATTTTTTACTGTTCTATCCAATTTAACTTGTATCTTTTCAAGAATAATTCAATCCTGTTAATTCCCAATTCTCCAATACCTGATATATTCTTCAACCTATTTTTTGATTTAAGTAAGTCTTTAATAGTTTCAATTCCATTTTTTTGCAAACTTTGATAGGTTCTAACGGGTAGATCCATAATAGCTATACTTTCATCTAAATTGATTTTTTTAGGCTCGTCTCTCCAGCTAACAGAAAGTAATATCGTTTGTGGATTGAATTTAGTTTTTTTATCTAAATCATCAGCAAATGTTACTATTAAATCACTATTTGTTCTTAATTCCTCGATTAAAAGCGATGTTACAAGCTTAACCTCATCGTCGGAATATCCGTAATCATTAGTTGCAAAACTTTTAAGGTATCTAGCAGTGAATTTAATTGACTTTTTTCCAGACTCAGCCTCTCTTTCTAGCTTTCTATTAAATTTCCTAATAATTAAATTACCCCATTCTTCGTTAATATTCTTTAATCTTTCTCTGCTTATTATTTGTTCTTTCATTATTCTTCCTCCATCCAAAACGTTAAATTTTGCCAATTCGCATGCTTTTTTTAACATACCTGAGTTAATTTGAGTTTGAGATCTAACTGGTTAAATTCAAATACTAAATTGCTAAATTCATCTTTAAATTCATCAAACTCTCTGAACTTAAATTGATTCGACAATCTATTTTCTAAATCATCTTCAATTGCATTTAACATTACTGTTAATACATCCATTTTGCATGACCATTCTGCTAACTTAGCTTGCTTTTGCTCTTTTGTTAATTCTCCAAACAAATCCTCAATATTTTCATTCATTCTATATTTCTCCAATCGTAATTGATTTTCTTTAAATGTTTGCCTATTATGTTAATAATCTTTCCAAGATCATCTAAATCTTGTATATCCAAGTAGTTATCGTCTGAAATTTCAAATAGGTCTACATATTCATGTCTAATCACAAATAATTTATCGTGATAATAAATCCTTACTTCCCACAATTTAGATTCATCAAAATCAGCATCGTAATCATAGTTGTTGTTTTCATCTACAACTTCAATCCTTATGCCCTCAATTTCGTAATCAATAGGATATTCTTCTCTAAGTTCTGCTAACATTGCTTTAATGTTTTTATTTTCATTCATTGCTACATTCTCCTTTTTTATCAGAAAAATTTATTTTCCTTACGTACGATCCAATTATTGTTATAATCTTGCCGATATTTCTTAAAGCAAATACTTTTTCTTCAAATGTTTTATTTTCATCATTATCGATATAAAGTGGAGTAAAACTTGTTAAATCAATTTCAACTGAAAGCCCAACGTATTCAAATCGTATTATCATAATCTTGGTTTCATCGAATTCATCAGAACTTAATTCATTTTTGTTTGTATCGTAAACTTCCAATTTTTTTAAATCATACCAAAATTCAGATTCAAGTTTTTCTGCCATTTCCTTAATGTTTTCATTCATCCCATATACCTCATTTCAGACTATTCTTACACTGCGAAACCTAATTACTCTCAATCAATTCAATTGCATCTTCAACACTTCTGCAGACGCCATATAAAACAGGTTTGTCTTCAATAAATTTCTGAAACTTAATCTGATCTTCTCTAAGCTTTCCAGTTTCATTCTTAACTTCAATCAGAATCATCTTTCCATCCCTGTGTCTAAATCCTGTGATATCTGGCCAGCCTTTAGGTGCTAATTTAATCACTGTTCCAAATTTTGTCTGTACAGTTCCAGCATTGCTTCTAAACACAGTACATCCATGTCTAGTAACTGCAACCATAATGTCATTTTGAATTTTTTGTTCTAAAGTCAATCGTAAAATCCTTTCTCAAGGTTTACACTAAGTTTACACATAGGTTTACATTACAAACATTGATATATCAACGTTTATAAGCAAGTTTACAGGTTTACACTAAATTTAAACTTTTTACAATTCCACCGTTATTTTTTCTCTCTGTCTCTTCTTTTTATATAGAATATATATACTTTATATATAAATTAGTGTAGTAGTGTAAACTTATATACATAAAGCCCTATATATCAACGTTTTAAGGTTTACACTAAGTAGATTTTTAGTGTAAACCTAGTGACAACTAGTCTAAACCTTTTTGTATCCTCTCTTAGATATTCCATTTATTTTCTTATGAGCTGGCTCCCATTCTCTATGATTATCCATAATGTATTTAATCTTTTTGGCCAACTTTCGATTCTTGATTAAGTTTTCTTCTCCAAGTTCTTTAGCTATTTGAGATGATGTTATAAAAGTTCCTGGCCACCCTGCTAATACTTCTTCTATTTGAGTTTCAGCTTCATCAATGTACATGAACGACTTTCTATTTTCTTCAAGTAGTTCATTCTCTTCGTCTGATAACATAAAATTAAAGCCTTCCTTGTAGTAGTGAACACATTCACCCCAAAATTGCTTGATGATCTCTGGTGTTAAATCTGTAATAGGACTTTTAATCTGTCTGCGTTTGTTGGCCATGTTTGGCATGAATCTACGCTCACCAGTTTTATCTTTTAAATATGTTGATTCGTTTGTTGTTCTGGCAATGACAAAATTCTTAGGTCTTCTAACTGCATTTCTGCCATAAGGTGGTCTGTATTCCAATTCCTCAGATGAAATGAATTTCTTTAATGTTTCAAAATCTGAATTGTTAGTAGCTGTCATTTCATCATCGTTGACAATTAAAGCTCTTTGCATATTCATATAACTATCTTTATCTTTAAAGTCTGTAAACTGGTCTGTATACCAACCATTTGAAATTTTTTTTAGAAAAGTGGTCTTACCTACACCTTGACCGCCAACTAGATCCAACACATAATCAAACTTAGAGTTAGGATTAAAAACTTTGGCCACTGCTCCAACGAAAAATATTTTAGTCTGCAGCGTTGTCACTTCACTGATTTCAACCCCTAAAAATTCTGGTAACAATAACGCTACACGTTGTTCTCCGTCCCATTCTTTTTCAGCTTCTTCTAAGTACTTTTTAACCGGGTTGTATGAGTTACTTTGAGCGTCGTTACTAACTGCCATCTGCAGTAGTCTTTCAGTAAACAAAACTCCATACTTATCTTCAATATATCTAAGAATACTTGAGATATAGTTATCCTCAACATATCCACATTTTATGTGTAGTTGTGGAATACTTTTTATAACTTCATCAGCAAACGAAAATTCGTTATATGCAAATGTTCCTTTAAGAATCTCATCTTGTTCTAAAATCAATCCTATATTACGCAAAGAGTTAGCTTTGATAGTTCCACTTTGAGTCATTGTGAATAGAATTGGCATCTTTACAACGTTTGTTGACTCTTGGTTTTCTGCTTTTTTAATTGCATCATCAACACTCATATTTATCCGCCTCCATTCTTAATTTCTCTATTTAAGATTGATTCAAACGTCCTATCTAACTCCTTTTGTGGTAAAGGATCATTTGAATTTTCATTTGCTATGTTTACTAATTTATAAGCTAAACGTGGTTTAACTGATCTAAAAAATAATGCTCCACATAAAGCAGCCAAAGCTTTATTTCTCTGTCCTTGATCCCCTAGACCACTTGCTATTGTTTCTAATACGTCAGTAGTTGAATTACGTTCTCTAGTTAGATTCAAATCTTCACTAACTCTATTAGGATGACCTTTAGTAGCTCTAGATTGATTAATAGTTCTAATCAAATCTAATGGAGCTTTGACAATTGGATTTTTATTTTCCCAAGAGTATCCTTCACTAGGTGCAACCACTACATAATTATTAGGATGTGCTTTAATATCAATTCCAGGTTGCCAGCCTATCATCTGATGTAGCGTCATCTCATCTCTTTTAAGATAAAATAACTGTTTACCACCATGCTTAGTAGTTTGAGATAACGTTTCTGGAAACCATTCTTTAGGAAGTTGGTCAAATGAATTAAAGCCATCTGCTCCATTCTCGTGTCTATCAATATCCACTACAAAGAATTTATCAGTTTTTAAAGCTATGCTTGCAGTTGGATATTTTCTCCACAATTCCTTGATTTCATCTGCTGTTAAAGCTGGTCTATCAGCAAATTTAATCAATGGCTTTTTGTTTAAAAGTGGTAGCACGCTCATACCTTTAGCTTGATATGCTAGTGCTACGTTTACTAAATTCTTCATAGCAAATCCTTTCTAACGGGCATCTCACCCGTTCGGTAGTCTAGAGTTACTGCTCTAGTTAATCTTTAGAATGGAACGTCGTCGTCATCAACAATGATTTCATCTGGTTCTTCTGCTTCTTCAAAATCATAATTACGATATGGATATTGTGGATTCTTTTTGTTTTCACTGACTGTTAAATGCATTAAAACAGTTCTACCTTCAGCTAAAGTCAATGCATTAGCCAAAGATTCAATATCTTCCCAATCTTCGTCTTGAAGTTCAATACCTGAATTAGATGCTAACTTAGCAATCAATTTGATGTTTCTTCCAAGCATTGGATTAGGATTACCTTTAGCAGTAGTTTCATCTAAGCTCAAATTAACAAATTCCTTTTGGCCAGCATGTTCACCATCTAAAACTTGAACTCTAATTGATAATTGTTCAGAACCCCATGGAGTATCTTGGTTCTTGATGTTGTCAATCATCACTACATAATTTCCTGAAGGTAGTCCTTCAAAACCATTTACATTACCTTTCTTTGTGTCAAATCCTTCTAAAGCCTTTGCTGCTGCGTCTCTTAATCCCATTATTCTTTACCTTCCTTTACTTCTTTTTCTGTTTCGATTTTGTCTACAATTTTCTTTTGTTCTTTAATTGGAGTTTTAACAGGTTTGTCAAATACTCCTACAACGTTATCTAGGATTCTTAAAATATCCTTGTCATCAATTTCTTCACGTACGTAATGTGTACGTCTATCAGTAACTCGTCTGATGTAGTTTTTACCTCTACGTTTAGTTTGGATAACTAAATCACAGTTACCATTAACAATGTTGTAGTACTTAGTTTTAAGACTAGGCACTTCAACATCACTGTCTCCTTCTTTAGCAACTCTTGAGATATAAACTACGTTCATAGGTAGTGATTTAAGCTCTACTACAAAGCTTTGTAGTACGCTGTTAAAAGCTGAGTAACCTTTGCCATATGGAATATCAGCTAAACTTTGAACGTCATTTTCATAACAAATAGCTTGCTCAATCATGACTGTTAAATCATCAATAACATCAATTACAATTGTTTTATAACCAGGATTCCTAGTTTTAAGTTCCAAGATAATCTCGTCTAATTGATCAATTACAGAACGTTTGAGTTTCCCTTGAGCATCTCTAACATTTGATAATTGAATATCTTGAGCTGGAATCATTTCTGAATTTCCGTCTGTATTTAGAAAAAGTGGTACTGGAAATCTCTCAGCCAAATAAGATTTACCTGACATGGTATCTCCAAAAATGAAGAAGTTTCTAGGAATTCTTCTAACCTTCTTTTGTCTATTAAGTGGTGGTAAAATCGACACTTTAATCATTCCTTTCAACAATCAGAATCTGATATTTTTTAGGTAGAAGTAGTTCTTTATTTCTAGCAGTATATTTAGATTTGATTTCATAATTTTCGTATAGACCGCCCTTGAAATATTGAACTCCTTCTTTTTTCTTTAGTTCTTCAACCAATTCGGTTGTATTCACTGCAATCATTCCTTTCATTTGATAAAGCCACGTTGCTTAGCATAAAAGTAAGCCCAACCTGGTTTATAGCCCTTCAAATCTGCATAAGCTTTAACTTCAGCGTAATTCTTTAGTTCTGAAGGTGTTTTATCAGCTACGTTATTAGCGACTTTATCATTTATGATCTTTTTAAATATTTCTTTCCTGCGTGCTACAACCTTTTTCAATTCTGCTTTATCAACTACTTCAATTTCTCTTTCTTCAACTAAGTCAGCTCCACAAAACGGACATGTATTACCGTTCCTGTAGAATGCTGCAAAACAACTAGGACACGTAGATACTGGTTGAATTTTAAGCCTATTACTTTCTTTCTGTTTTTTAGTACCTTCCAAACTCCAATATCTATCTTGAGTAGGTAAACCAAATCTTTGAACATTTCCAACTTGATCAATGATGATAGCAGTTTTACCTGCTCTTGGATTCATTGACCGCATTGCAAATTGCAGATACAAAGACAATGATTTGGTTGGTCTCAGCATGATTACACAATCAACATTTGGTAAATCTAATCCTTCAGTAAATAATTCAGCATTCGTAACTATCCTTACCTTTCCGGCTCGATAGTCTTTGATGATCTGATCCCTTTCTGCTTTTGGAGTAGTACCAGATACTGCTTTGGCCAAGATCCCTTTTTGACAGAATTGTTTAGCTAATCTCTCAGCTGATTCAACGTTGTAAGTGTAGGCTATTGCCTGCTTACCATTGGCCAACTTAAGATATTGGTCAACTGTTCTACCATAAATCTTAGGCTTAAAGGCATCTTTAATTGATTGTTCATCATAATCACCAGTACGCTTAGTTTTTAGTTTTGAAGTATCTAAAGCAACTGGTGCATAGTAATCTACTGGGGCTAAAAATTGATTATCAATCAGCCACGAAATAGGTTTACCAATGATTAAGTCATCTGCTACATCTTCAAACCCTTCTCCATTTAGCCTTACTGGTGTAGCCGTGAATAATAATTTTAAAGCGTCTGGGAACGTTTCAAGTATTCTACGATAACTTCTAGCTAGAACGTGATGAGCCTCGTCTACGAAAATGATAGTAGGCTCTGAAAGCTTATCTACACGTCTAGTAAATGTTTGAACCATACCTATTTGGGTTAAAGCCATATCAACTTCATTAGCCTTGAAAGTTTTGATAACCTGGTCTACAATCTCTTTTCTGTGAACCACAAACATCACTCGATTACCTTTTTTAGTAGCACGTCTGGCAATCTCGGACATAATCACAGTTTTACCTGTTCTAGGTGGTGACTGAACGATTATGGAGTGATGTCCTTTTTTGACGGAATCATATATGTTATTAATTGATTCCAATTGATAATCTCTCAACTTGAACATTACTTAATCACTGTTCCTCTGTTTGGTTTAAGATGAACACCTGGCACTTCTTGACCATTCTTTAAAACCTTATATAGTTCTTTCTTATCAGCAGTAACTTCTGTTTTAGTTTGTTTAAATTCTTCTGGTAAATTATCTAGACTATCTACAATAACTGATGCCTTATAATTTCTAGGCTTTAAAATATGGTTTTCGGTTTGCAACTCTTTGATACCAGCATCATCTAATGCTCGTGTCATGTAGTCTTGTAAAGATCGATTTAAGTTGTTGAGTGATGTTTGCTTTGCTCTTAAATCTTTAAGTTTTTCAGACAACCAATCGAGTTGCATTTTGTTTTTCTCAATCCAGTAAGCAATATTATCTAATTTAATTTCTCTAGCATCATTTATTGAATCTAAAGTGTCAGCTAACACTTCTGAATCTAAGTCTTCACGTTCTTCTAGGTCTCTATACGTTTGATTCAATTCAAATAAGTTCATTACTTGGTTCCTCCTATTGGTTTTAATAGTTCTTCTAGTACATCTCTGTCATTAGGTTCTAAATCGAAATAATTAAGTTGATAGAAAGCTCTTATTACTAGAAATTTCTCAACATCACTATCTAATGTTTTCGTGAAATTGAATAATGTGTTAAGATTAATGTTGTTAATATTTTTTTGTCGTTCAGTGGTTGCCACCACTGAATTTTTTGTATCTAGCACCTTTTATCACCTCCTTTAAATCATCATCTCTTCAATGATCCAAATACTGTAACTCCCACAAACTGGGCAACGTTTAACGTCATCTACATCTTGCATTCCGTAAACCTCAAAGACTAACTCACAGTCATCACATTGCCAACGTCCACCAGTGTCATACTCTAAACTTGGTTCATCTTCCATTCTGTTTTCCTCCTTAATCAAAGAACGTTCCATCTTTAATGGCGTCTACCACGCCGTGCAAAACGTATCCAAATTCTACTGACAAAACGATTAATAAAAAGTAGCCAGCATTAGTTAATTCGATCATTGTTTTTCATCCTTCCTTTTCCACGCTCTATACAAATCAACACATCCTGCGTACGCTATGCACGCCAGGATTCCATAAATGCACCACATATCATTTCCTCCATGTAAAAATATCCTTAAGCCAACTAACCAAAATAAAAATTATTACGTAAGCTATACACGCTACAATCACTGCTAGTATTGGTTCCATCAGGTCACCTCAAATCTTTCTACTTGCCATATATCTATCCAAATCTTCTTTATCAAAAAATGGTTTAGTCCCACCTTCTATTGGATAGATTGGTCTTGGTGCATCTGGTTCTTTTCGGACATTATCAAAATATTTAGGCTCCATTCCACAATACTCAGCAGCTTGAGATCTATTTAAAAATCTTTGATTATTAAACTTCATTCTTTCTTCTGCCATTTTCAACAAGGCATCAAAAAGTTTGTTTAAGAAATCTCCTAATGCTTTTTTGCTAAATAAGTCTGCTAATTCCATCAAAAACACCTACCTTATTTTTAAGTCAGAAATAATTTTCAAAATAATTTGGTTAGCTTTTGGGTTCTTTTTACGTCCGGATAAGTAATCGGACATATCTTGTTTATTCACCCCATACATAACTGATAAAGAATGAATGGAAATATCATTATCAGTTAAATATTTGATGATTTTTTCTCTACCGCTCAATGTTTCTGGCATTGTGGATCACTCCTTTCTATATTCAAATAATTCTCCCGGTGTAATATCTAGCGCTGAACGCAACTTATCAATTGTATCTAGCTTAATCATTGTCGTTTTATCGTAATACAACTGAGTTAGCGTACTTCTTGAAATTCCTGTCCACTTATAAAGTGTTGCTATTTTGATTCTTTTTTTACCCATGATTGTTGATAAATTATTGACAATCATTTCTCTACACCTCCTATTTTTTAAATGTGTAAGTAGAATTGATAGAAATTTCGTATAAAAGTATTGACTATTTTTATACGAACATGTAAACTGAAAGCGTAATAAATAAGCATTTAAAGCCTATCTATCACGTTTTTTCTATTGGCTTTTCTTGCTTTTTTTCTATCAAAATAACTTACAAGATAATATTATTACGTTTCGTATAAAAAGTCAACAAATTAATTTACGTTTCGTATAATTTTATTGTATTTAGACAAGGAAAGATTGCTATGACAACATTTGAAATAATAAAAAAACTTGCCAAGCAACATGATAAATCACTCCAACAAGTCGCTGAAGATTTAAACTTTAGTAAAAATCTTTTCTATCGTTGGAAAACAAGTGATCCAAAAGCTAAAGATTTGGCAAAAGTTGCTGACTATTTTGGAGTAACTACTGATTATCTGCTTGGTAGAACAGAAACACCTCAATTTACCAACAAAGATGAACGAGATATCCAGAAAAAATTAACTGAGATGATTGATGGTTTAAGTGACGATAGCTCTTTGGCTTATCTCAATAATGGTGGCACTGAAATAGATGAAGAAGATGCTGAGTTAATTAGATCTGCTTTGGAGAGAACACTCAGAAGGTCTAAATTATTAGCAAAAGAAAAATTTACACCTAAAAAGTACAGAAAGTAAGGTGTTGATCATGCGTTATACAGATTGGACTAGAGAGAAAGTGAATAAGATTATTAAGAATGCAAATTCAAACAATCCGTATAAATTGTGTGATTTCTTGGGAATTCATGTAGATTACGCTGATTTGGGGAAAGATATTTTAGGATTAAGAACTGTTAATTTTAGAATTCCAACTATCATATTAAGTACTAGAAATTCCGACCAAGAAAATTATGTGACCCTTGCTCATGAATTAGGTCACCATATTTGCAAACATGATACTAATACAGAATATCTAAAGCGTCATAATTTAAATTATAAAACTTATGGTGTTGAGTATGAAGCAAACAAAGTAATGATTGATATTCTTACATATAATACAAATATAGCTGAATTCCATACTAAGAAAGATTATATTAATTTTTATGGAATTCCAGATTGGGCTGAGAAATATATAGATTGGAATCAGCTAAGAGAAAGTGCTGACTTTAATACCTTTGATAGTGTTTTAGATTGAGATATATGTAATTATTATATTGAATCATCACAATTAGCTATTATTAAAAATTGGCCTTTTTTTAACAATAAGTTTTAGCTATTGTTAAAAAATACGCTTTTTTTTACAATAGATTTTGATCATTAGTATTTTAGATTAATAGTACATCGCGCTATAACAAACTTTTAACGCTTAGTCCTACTAAATATAAAAAAGGTATTCCCCACCTTCCACGATCATTTTACCACATTGAGAATGTAGCTTTATGCTCGTGAAAGGCGGTGAATACCATGCAAGAAATCATTTTAATTTTAATTTTACTATATTTACTAAAGTCTGACAAGGACTAAGCGTTAAGGGGGGCGCCGTCCCCCTACGTGCGACGGCGCCCAGCACAAAATTTATCGTTGAAAGGACGTGATTTGATTGAAAGAATTTAAACTTGTAGATTCTGATTATTCAGAAAAATTTATTACTTCACTACATGATTACTATTTAAAAAGAATTACTTTTTATGAAACAAAAAACAAGGACTTGTCTAAATTTTCATGGACTGAAAATAAACATGTTAGTTTGTACGTTATAAAATCCTATAATGATACTTTTTCTTACAATAAAGTTAATAATAATATATTCACTAGTGATTATTATTTATTTTTTGCTACAGTTAATGAAACTAAAAATCAATTATTCTATATTGATTTATATGATGAAACTAATAATTATACTTATGCTAAATTGTATTCTGAACCACAGTATTTATCTTGGATTATGTCAGAAAAACACATCCATGTAGATGTTAACAAGATAATTAATTCTAGTATTTTATCTAAATTTGATAGATTTTATGATGACGCTAGTATAGATAGTTTTACTTTTTATTTGTCTAAACAGTGGGTAGACAAAGAATATAAAAGTACACTAAAAAATCTATCTGAACCAACAGTTATTACAAGTTTTCCTGAAACAAATAAACAGTTTTTCATAGATAGATATCATTTTGATAAGATGCTTAATACTATAAATAGTAGTCAATTTACAGATGAATTTAATCAATGTTTGTACGCTTATGAACATGAAAAATGGTTTTTATGTGCAGCTGGTTTAGGTAGTTGTCTAGAACATTTGATGTTTCTTGTTTTAAAAAATTATAATGATAAAGGTTACAAAACATTAAAAGGGCTACCGAAAAATCCAACAGCCCATAACTACATTATACAATTCAGACAACCACCTATATCGATTTCATCACGACAAGAAACATTTTTTAATATCTTATTTATGGTTAGAAATGCAGTAGATCACCATAATACAGGCAAAACACAAAAAGAATTATGTGATTTGCTATTAGATGGTATTTCAGATTTATATAACGATTATTATAGTTCTAGTATCTTAGTTGAAAAAAATACAGATAATGACTAGTGTCTATTCCAAATTTTTTGAATAACGTTAGCACGCTTGGCATCATCAGGATAATCATTATCATAATAATTTCCATTATCATCACATGCTAAATAATCTAATCTATCCCACTCATTATCTAGCAAGTCAGATAAAATTTGATATTCTTCTTCTGTTAAATAAAGTGTAACCATACCATCACCTGCTTTTTGCCTTTATTATACAATAATTCACTAGATTTTGTATAATAAAGATGGAATCTCATCTGATGGAGGTGGCGGAAATATGAATAAAAAATTTGTAACTCATGATGAATTAAAAATTTCACAACTAGAAACTCAAAATAAGTTAATTCAATTAGATAATAAGACTGACACTAAATTTAGTGAACTGAGTAGTAAAATTGATAGCAAATTTAATATATTAGATAACAAAATTGATAATTTTGAAAAAAATATCCCCATAATAATTGAAAATGCTCTGTATAAAGAAAGAGAATACCAACAAAACCAACAAAAAGAAAATAGACGATTTTTCTGGGGAACAATTATCATTGGTGGTATTTCTGCTGTAGCTGCAATTATCAGCATCATAGTTTCTTTTCATTAGTGTTTTAAACCCGTCGAAATCGACGGGTTTAACTAGAGATCAAAAAGAACATACATTCTAAGGAGATGATTATAATGGCACAAATAATCAAATATACTAAAAAAGGAGAATCTTTATATAGATTTAAACTATATTTAGGTATTGATCCAGTTACTGGCAAACGTGTAGAAACTTCCAGAAGAGGTTTCAAAAGAAAAAAAGATGCAGAACGTGTAATCAGACAATTGCAGTTAGACTTTGCCAATGGAAACTATGGAAAAGCTAAAGATACAAATATTAAAACCTTTGATGACTTGTTTAACTTATGGTTTGAATCATACAAGAACACTGTAAAACCTAATACAGCTGAAACTAAAAAAATAAGATATGAGCGAGTTGTAAAGCCATTGATTGGTAATGCAAATATTAAAAAAATAACTCCTGCATTAGCTCAACAAATAGTTAATAAGTTAGCTGCTAAATACAAGAGTTATCGACAATATCTAGTAATACTCAATTCTCCATTAAATTATGCTGTTAAATTGAGTATGTTAGATGTTAATGTTTTTAAATTGGTAATTTTTCCAAAAGCTACTGACAAGAAAAAATATAAGCATATTGAATCTGATAATAATTTTTACTCTAAAGATGAACTTATCACTTTTTTAGAAAATGTCAAAGGATACAATTTCAAATACTATACGTTCTTTAGACTACTTGCCTATTCTGGTATGCGTTCTGGTGAATGTTTAGCTTTACAATGGAAAGATATAGATTTTAATGAGCAAACAATTACTATAACTAAAACTACTGCATATAATCCTGGCAAAAAAGAAACGACTATAAATACACCTAAGACTAAGAAATCAAAACGAGTAATTTCTATAGATGATGTTACATTAATTGTATTAAAAAAATGGAAACTACAACAACAGAAGAAACTATTGAAATTTGGTTTTAATGCTAATAATTCTCAACAATTTTTGTTTACAAATCCTGAAACTAACCAATACTACCCATCCCATGTTGCAACATCTTGGTTAGGAACAGTATACCGTAATTTCCCAGATATGAAAAAAATAACTGCACACGGTTTTAGACATACCCATGCTTCTCTTTTATTTGAATCTGGTGCTAACATCAAAGAAGTTCAAGAACGCTTAGGACATTCGACTTCAAAAATGACACTTGATATTTATACTCATGTTACACAAAATCGAAAGCAAGAAACTTCACTTAAATTTGCTAATTTTATGCAGAACTAA